ACCCTGAAGTGGTTGCAGAAGCTAAACGCAAACTTGCTGAATTGAGGTCAAGATGGACGAACTAGAAAAGTTAATGTGTTCTGTGCCTGGGTGCAATAAACGCTGGTCAGTCAAAATTGATGCCCCAAAGTGCTCAGAGCATCAATGGTCAGACAAAAAGCCTGCCACCAAACGAGATATTGCAGTTGCATTGACTCACCCACCAGTCCAGCACTGGCAAGATGACGAGGTGTTTTGATGTATGACTACAAATATTTATTGGACAAAAGACGGGAAGGCCAAGAATTTAGCCTTGTTGACATCAACAGAGCGTTGCGAGATGCTGGCGACCTTGCGCCAGACAGAAGCACTGGAATGGATACGCAGGTATCGCTTGAAGGTCAAAGAAGTTGGTCGACAAAAAGCACGGATTTGGTGGGAGGATGTGAAGGCAGACATTCTGAAAAAACGTGGTCAGGCTGGTCTAGATACCTTGACTTCAGGAATGAATCATGATGTCAATCGTCTTTGATGTGCCCCTTGAACCAAAAGGAAAAGGCAGACCAAGGTTTTCCAGACACGGAAAGTTCACCAAGGTTTACACCGATCAACAAACACTTGACTACGAAACCGCAATCCAGTTCTATGCTGGCAAAGCCATGGGGTTACAGAAACCACTAGAAACGCCTGTGAGCGTTTATCTGTACATCAGGGTATCAATTCCCCAGTCGTACTCAAAAAGCCGTAAAACAGCGTGTTTAGATGGTATTGAACGACCAGCAAAGAAACCTGACATTGACAACGTAGCAAAAGCATTTTTGGATGCTATGAATGGCACGGTTTACCTTGACGATACGCAAGTTGTTGAACTAAACATCAAAAAAGTCTATTCGGCTGTGGCTGGAGTGGATGTAGCAATCATGGAGACAAAATGAGACCAGAACAAGCAGCACAAATGATCAGAGACAAAGCCCCCGCGTTTGGGGAAGCCAAAGCGCAAAGGGTATACCTTGAAGAATTCAGGAAGTCTAAAAAAGCCCTATTAATGAAAGATGCCTTAACATTGGGCATTGAAGCGGCAAACGCACAGGAACGGGAAGCATATGCACATCCAAGTTATCAACAGCTTATTCGTGGACTGGCGGAAGCAATTGAAAAAGAAGAAACCTTGCGATGGGAACTTGAGGCGGCACGACTGGACATCGAGATTTGGCGATCACGGGAAGCAACTAACAGAAATCAGGACAGGGCGCACCAATGAAATGTCCGGTTTGCGGTACATGGACAATCGTCAAAGAGAGCAGAGAATCAACAGGAAACACACGCAGACGGAGACTTGAATGCGCCAATATGCACAGATTTTCTACACTGGAGACTATCGTTGATCGAAAAACATCAATACGTCAGAAGCAAAAAACTCCTGAAAATGGTGGCAAGTCTTGATTGCCAAGCGTGTGGAAGTGGCGATATGGTCCAGGCGGCACACACAAACTGGGGAGGTGGTAAGGGACGAGGCATAAAAGCTGACGATAACCTTACGGCGGCTTTGTGTTTGAAGTGCCACTATGAAATTGACCAAGGCAAAACATTAAGCAAAGAACAGCGACAAAAATTGTGGACTGACGCACACAAAGCCACAGTTAAAGCATTGGAAAATAATTGGCCTGTAAATGTACCTAAACCGATGGAGATAGCATGAACCCAGCAGATAAAGTGGAAAAGTGGAAAATAAGCAAACTGATACCGTATGCAAGAAATGCACGCATCCACAGCGATGAGCAAGTTGGGCAGATTGCGGCAAGCATCAAAGAGTGGGGCTGGACTACGCCTGTGCTGGTAGATGAGCAGGGTGGCATCATTGCAGGTCATGGGCGCACGCTGGCGGCACAAAAGCTGGGAATAACAGAAGTTCCTGTGATGGTGGCAAAAGGCTGGTCAGATGCCAAGAAACGCGCCTACGTGCTGGCCGACAACAAGCTGGCTATAAATGCAGGCTGGGACAATGAAATGCTGGCGCTTGAGCTGGGCGAGATTGGTGATCTGGGCTTTGACCTTAATTTGATTGGTTTCAGTGCTGGAGAAATTGCCGGATTAACTTTTGAAGAAAAAGATTTATATCCTGATTCCAGCACGCAAGAAATTGATCCAGATGATTACAACATGGGACATCAATGCCCAAAATGTGGATTCGAGTTTGATGATGATAAATAAACCAGATTGCGCTTGGAATTTGAAAGACCTTGAAGTTGTTCCAAAAAACGGCATCAAAGTCATGAGCACTTTTGCTTGTGGTGGTGGTTCCAGTATGGGATATAAACGCGCTGGATGTGAAGTGATTGCAGCCAATGACATTGACCCAGAAATGGCTTGGCACTACAAGCTGAACATTAACCCGAAACATTATTTCCTTTGTCCTATTGGCGAATTGCTAGAAAAAGAATTACCAGAAGAACTTTACAGCTTAGACATTCTTGATGGCTCACCACCGTGCAGCACCTTTAGCATGGCTGGAAGCCGAGAGAAAGCATGGGGTAAAGATAAGCACTTTAGGGAAGGTCAGGCAAAGCAAGTGCTGTCTGATCTATTCTTTGACTACCTTGACTTAGTAGGAAAGCTAAAACCTAAGGTTGCCATTGCTGAAAATGTTAAGGGAATGCTGATTGGTAATGCCAAGGGCTACACTAAAATGGTCATGACACGCTTTAAAGAGCTGGGTTATCGCCCCCAACTATTTTTGTTGAATGGCGCAGATTGTGGCGTTCCTCAAAGGCGCGAACGAGTTTTCTTTGTAGCAATCCGTGATGACATTGAAGTCAAACCATTAAATCTGGCGCCAAAACACCGATGGATAAGTGCTGGTGAAGCAACACAAGATTTACAAATATTGACTGCAGATGAAATAAAAGAAACCAAACCAGCAGAAACAGATATTAAATTTTGGCCTGGCACTAAACCCGGCAATAGTTATGCTGATGAATGGTTAAGATTAAAAGGTAAGCCATCTGGTTTTAATACAATAAGATTAAACAAACAAAGGCCGGCTTCAACAATGACGGCAACAGATTGCAGCAGACATTGGGATCAATGCCGAAAATTAACATTTCGCGAGTGGAAGCGTTTAGGTTCTTTCCCAGACGATTATCAAGCTAAATCAGACAAGATTGGCAAGTACATGATTGGCATGAGTGTTCCACCTAAAATGACTGAACAAGTTGCCCGTGCGGTGATTGACCAGTGGCTTTTGCCTAAGGAGGAATAATGCCTAAGATTGAAAAACCTATTCTAAAAAAGCAGGATGCTAGAAAATCAAACGGTGGCGCAAGGTCAGGCGCAGGCAGACCAGCCTTTGAACCGACTGCTGCTGAGCGCAAACAAGTAGAAGCCTTGTCTGGTTACGGCTTGCCCATTGACCAGATAGGTGCATTGGTGCGAGATGGAATTAGCGTTGATACCCTGCGAGCACATTTCACTTTAGAGTTGCAATCAGGCAAAGCTAAGGCTAATGCACAGGTGGGCAAAACCTTATTTAGTAAAGTAATGGCTGGTGACACGACTGCGGCAATCTGGTGGTCAAAGACACAGATGCGCTGGGCAGAAACCCAAAAGCACGAAGTAACTGGCGCAGATGGGGTTCCGCTAGAATTTACCAAGATTGAACGTGTAGTAATCAAAAATGGGTAAAACCCTGCAAATACAAACGCCAGAGTGGGCATTGCCACTTCTAGAATCATGCCGATATAAGGGTGCATGGGGTGGGCGAGGTTCAGGGAAATCTCACATGATGGCAGAGTTGATGATTGAGGGACACATACTTGACCAACGGCGCAGAAGCGTTTGTGTGCGTGAAATACAGAAATCAATCAAGCAATCGGTAAAAAGATTGCTAGAAACCAAGATTGAGACTATGAACGCTGGCGCATACTTTGAAGTACAGGATTCGGTCATCAAGTCCAAAAAGGGCGATGGTGCGATTATTTTCCAAGGTATGCAGAACCACACCGCCGACAGCATTAAGTCGCTGGAAGGCTACGATTGTGCCTGGGTTGAAGAAGCCCAGTCATTAAGTCAAACCAGCCTTGACCTATTGAGACCAACAATACGCAAACCCAACAGCGAGTTATGGTTCACGTGGAACCCTCGCCAGCAATCCGACCCTGTCGATTTTCTACTGCGTGGGCCAGAGCCGCCAGCCAGTGCCACAGTCATCAAGGTTAACTTTAGTGAAAACCCGTGGTTTCCTGATGTACTTAAAGAGGAGATGGAGTACGACAAGCGGCGTGACCCTGACAAATACCAGCACGTTTGGATGGGCCAATACCTGCGAAACAGTAACAGCAGGGTATTTAGGAACTGGAAGATTGACGAATTTGATGCACCAGAGGATGCCATCCATCGACTTGGTGCGGACTGGGGATTCTCTGTAGACCCGACTGTGTTGGTCAGATGCCACATTATTGGGCGCACCTTGTACATTGATTATGAAGCGTACATGGTGGGATGCGAGATCGTTAATACACCAGAACTTTTTATGCAAGTGCCAGAGGCGGAAAAATGGCCAATCGTGGCAGATTCAGCCAGACCCGAGACCATCAGTCACATGAAGCGCAATGGGTTTCCAAAGATCATGACAGCGGTCAAAGGGCCAAAGTCGGTGGAAGAAGGCATAGAATTCTTAAAGAACTACGATATTGTCGTACACCCAAGGTGCATCCATACCATTGACGAATTAAGCCTGTACAGCTACAAATCAGACCCATTGACTGGGCGAATCCTGCCCCAGCTTGAGGACAAAAAGAACCATGTGATTGATGCGCTGAGATATGCCTGTGAGGGCATCAGGCGGTCAGCGGTCACAAAATCCGCTATATTCACGCCATTGCCTAACGTCAAACGGTGGTAATCAAAGGACACAAATGGCACGAATACCCAATGACCAACGCCTAGCGAATCTGCACTCTGAAGCACTGCGGCAGTTCAACGATATACAAACTGCACTGCGGGATGAGCGTCTGCAATGCTTGCAAGATCGGCGTTTTTACTCTTTAGCAGGTAGTCAGTGGGAAGGCCCACTCTGGGACCAATACGAAAACAAACCTAAGTTTGAAGTCAACAAGATCATGTTGGCTGTGATTCGTATCGTCAACGAATATCGCAATAACCGCATCACAGTTGACTATGTGAGCAAAGATGGCACAGAAAACGATCGTCTGGCAGAAGTCTGTGATGGCCTGTATCGGGCTGACGAACAGGCATCTGTGGCTGATGAAGCATACGACAACGCATTTGAAGAAGCTGTAGGCGGTGGCATTGGCGCATGGCGATTGCGGACAGTCTACGAAGACGAAGAAGACCCAGAGAATGAACGCCAGCGCATCAGATTCGAGCCAATCTTTGATGCCGACTCCAGCGTGTTCTTTGACCTGAACGCCAAACGCCAGGACAAGTCAGACGCGAAGTTTTGCTTTGTGGTCACCAGCATGACCCGTGATAGCTACAAAGAAATCTACAACGATGACCCAACTGATTGGCCCAAGATCATCCACCAATACGAATTTGACTGGTCAACCCCTGATGTGGTTTTCGTTGCCGAGTACTACAAGGTTGAGGAAAAGTCAGAGTTAATCCGCATATTCCAAGCGATTGATGGGACTGAGGAACGCTACACCCAGACAGATTTTGCGAATGATGAGACACTAGAAGAAACCCTAATGGCTGTCGGCACTCGTGAGGTACGTCAAAAGCGTATCAAGCGAATGCGTGTTCGCAAATACATCATGTCAGGCGGCAAGGTGCTGGAAGACGCTGGGTATATTGCTGGCAAGAACATCCCGATTGTGGTGGTCTACGGCAAACGCTGGTTCGTGGACAACATTGAGCGTTGCATGGGTGCTGTCAGGCTAGCCAAAGATGCTCAACGCCTGAAGAATATGCAACTGTCCAAGCTGGGCGAAATCAGTGCACTGTCCAGCATTGAAAAGCCAATCATGACCCCTGAACAGGTGGCGGGTCATCAAGTGATGTGGGCAGAGGATAATCTGCGGGATTACCCTTATCTACTCATCAACCCGATCACTGGACCTGATGGAAACACCCAGGCCGCTGGCCCTGTGGGTTATACAAAGTCGGCACAAATTCCACCAGCAATGGCTGCTTTACTTGCAATCACTGAGCAGGATATGCAGGACATTCTGGGCAACCCGCAAGGTGCTGACAAGATTGTTTCTGGGGTATCTGGCAAAGCGGTGGAGATGATTCAAACCCGTGTGGATATGCAGACGTACATCTACATGAG